ATACATATTCTTTTTAGTAATCTTAGAAGCAGGAACTCTAAACGCTAGTTCTGTCTTAGGCTTATCCATACCGTCTTGTACGGGTTTAAAAAAGAAAGGGTAATTATTTACAATTGGAACAACTTTATCTGTAAACATTTTTTTAGCATCAGCTCCTGTCTTAGACAAAATACCTATCCTAGCATCTTTACTTATTGTTCCTATGTTACTAGCCTCTTCACTAGCCATATAAGAAAATCCTGAACGCCTTATCTTTAAATAGTCTTGACCAAAACTTCGTTTATCTGCTTTGCATGCTTCCCAGTGTAAATAAAATACTCTGTTAGCATCTCTGTATTCTGGAAGCCCAATATCTATTTTAGTCCATTGAATATACATATAATGAGATCCTGTAATATATGTAGGAACACCATTATTCATGAACCAAAATCCATCTTCTCTTCTGTCGAATTCCTGTTCAATGTAATCTACCCATTCATTTTTAAAAGATAATGATGTGTTATGCCATTGAAATATAGATTTAATTTTATGCAATACTTTGGGGTAGTCAAAAGGTTCCCAGTATTGTTCTTTCTTTTCTTTGCTTCTTGAATGTATTTTTTCAGGAGGCTTTGGCAGTCCTATTTTTAAGCCTTCAATTTCAACTATGTCTTGAATCTGACCAGTCTTTGATATAACTATAAAGTCATACTTTTCATTATAACCATAAACCCAGGCCTTACCTTTGTTTTTAGTGGTTATAACACTTTTAGGAATAAAATTATTTAATTCCTTAATTAAGCTATGTTGCTCTTCCTTCTGCAAATCCTCTTTTTGGTTTTTTTATTTCTTTACTAACTCCCTCAATTTCATTCTTTTCCAATTCTATTCTGCTCAGTATTTCAAAAGCATCAAATATAGCCAACTTTTTTGTAGCCGCTGCATTCTTTAGTTTGTCTGCTGCCAACTCATCATCTTCACCGTATTTTATAATATCTTCTCCAGCAACCTTTATCAATTCGTTAACTGCTTTTTCACCTGCTTTTATAATCTTTAACTTAATCTTATTTACATCCATATTATATAGCTAAAGTTATTTGATGGTCAAACATTCTATACAGTTTTTCTCCATCTACCATAAACTCATATTCGCTTTCAGGCTTAAAAGAAACCTTATCTCCATTATTAACACCCTTACTAATTAAGTATTCGTTTGAGTATTTAACTAGACCCATTAACGGCTCTTCTTCTTCGTGGCTTTTTAGATAGTAGTCTTCTTTTTTTACAGGCTTAATCATACAATATTTAGAATGTGAATTCCAAGTATCATTATTTTTGTACATAAAAAATTGATCGTTGTCTATAAAAAATAAATCATCTTTAAAAAAACTCTTTCCGCTTTTCTCTCTACCCTTCATATCATTATAATATTTAAAAACATTATGATGAACTAAAAGAGTATCTCCTATTTGAACAGGACCATTATAGTTTATTGGAGTCTCAATGACTATTGCGTATCTGTTAGATGCAGTGTGGTCTTCTTTTGAAGTGCTGGTAATAAAGTCTATGTTACCAATCTTTTTGGTGTTGTCGTATCTCCTATCGTCTTTAGGTTTTACTATAAAATAAAAAGGTGATTTCATTCAAAATATATATTGTACTCAATTGAAACAGGCATAGAAGAATTAAATTCTTTCCAAAGAAATATTTCTCCTTTTTTGTTTTCAATAAAAATAGTTAGTGATTGATTTGATTCATTTTTTTTAATTAAATGAATCATATGAGTACCACCAAATATCTCTTGATTTACAATATAATGCATAGCTCCTGACTTATAATCAGCACCTATTGATATTTTTCTAATTTGTTCCATTTAATTTAATTTACAACAAATATAAGCAAAAAAAAATACCTCCGAATCAACAGAGGTATTCAATACTTATGGTTTTTTATTTATGATACTGCTTGTATTACAATCCAATTTGAACCATCAGACCAAAATTGCGCTCCATTGTAAGCTTTGTTTACATTATAAAAACTAACACCATTTACAGTTTCTGCTCCAGGTCCTAATACATGTATTTTATCACTTGCATTTAGAGTTCCATCTGTTACAAGTCTTATTATTCTATAAGGAGTACTTGTTGCTGATGGTAGTGTTAATTCGTAAGTTCCATTACCACCTGTCCAAGTGGCGTATATTGTGTTTTTGCTTGAAGAGTAAGAGGAAGAACCTCCTGCACTAGCGGTTATTAAAAAAGGACTAGAAATATCTACAGTTGTTTGATTTTGAACAAACTCAGCAATATCAGCGAGCGTAAATACTTTTGTTTGTAAAGAAGGGTTAGTAGTTACACCATCTGTACCAATTAAATAATCTTTAGCATTAACATCTGTTTTTACAGGATATGATGAAATGTTACTAATTTTTGCCATTTTTTTTATTTTAATTCTTTTAACAAAGATACATATTATTCTTTTCTATTTTTTAAATGTCTTCATCACCTTCTCTATTCCTCTTGAACCAAAGTAAAATATAGTCATTGTACCAAACAGCGACTGTATTACAGGAACGTATGCCTTGTCTATTGTAAACTCACCTAGGTTTCCATCAAAGAACACGCAGGCTAAAAACATAATAAACATAGCACCAGTAAGTACAGGCCTAATTAACCTTGTTACGGCATGCTCGTTATCCATGGAAAGCCTTTTGGTAACCTCAACCATCTCAATCATGTCATTCTCCATTTCCTGTAGGAGAATACTCTTGTCTGGCTCACTAAGATTTTTGTCGCCTCGTATGGCTGTCCCTAATGAGTTTAATTGCTTTATCCCTGTTATGTTACCAGCTAGGTCTAAAAGTTCAGGAGAAACGCTCTTACCCTGTTTAACTAGCCAACGAAGTGCATTCCCTACGTTAGTTCCCTTACCGCCATTTTTTCTTTTATTGTCTTCCATGTTAGTATGTCCACATTACTGATTGAGCCTTATCAAAGTCTATGTCTACGTGAATAAACGTACTTCCTACTCCTATTCTTTGAAATCCTGTTTCCTGTAATAAGAATATTAGGTTATACCTGTCCGTAGAGTTTGTGCATGATAGATCTGCTGCCAGTCCATACATATGGCTTGAACCCTTAGACGTTTCTGTCTTTGGCTTACCGCCAACTTTAGCGTTATGCTCTTCTGTTCGATATCCGCTGTTTATTTTTATAGGACTCCCTAGCTTATCCCTAACCTCGTCTAGCATTTCAAGTAGGGTTTTACTCATTAAAGATCCGCTACCAGGTTTATCTGGGGAGTCAAACTCTGATGTTGTAAAATATTTCATTTGTTTTCTTTATAATTCACGTATATCCTCTGTGCGGTATAAACTATTGATCCTATTAATAGTATTAGTTTTAATACGGCTTCTATTTTACTAAAAGATACAGCTAATGTAATGCTGTTAAGCAGGTATATTTTCAAGTCTGATATGGTCATTTTATTAAACATTCTTTGGTTTGTAATTCATTTGAACATCAATCAACCAGGAATTGTTTTGAAAAAAATAATATGCAGTTCTTGATTTCATATAAACAAAGTTACTAAAATTATTCTTCACTATTTGTAGGTGGTACTTCTGCACCTCTTGGCCAACCCATAAAACTATGTGCCGCTGCATCCCCTGGGAACACTTCATACGTTCCGAAATCAAGTAGGTCGCTAGACATTACATCATAAGCCCAACCATCGTAATAAACTGGAGGTGTAAGCTCGTTGCCTTCGTCATCATAAGTAGCTGGTATTTCTACCACTTTACCGATATTAACTACGGCTTGCGTACCATTGATATACTGCATTGAAGTTACACCCTCTTCGGTTACTTCTTGCCATACGTTTTGACTTACTAAATAATCAAAACCCTCTTGCTCTGTTGGAAAATTTGTCTTGTATATATTCATAATATTATATTTACTCTTGTTATTATTATAGGTGTATTTGTTACACTTGTGTTAAGTTTTTTTAATTATCTTATCTTATTATGTTCCTTATGTAAAGAAAACTAACTTGTTAATGCTGCTAATTCGCTATTTGATAATCTTGTGTTGTAAAGCCTTACATCTTTGAACGTTGATGCTTCTCTTGAAAAGTTTAAATAGAAGTTATCAAATTTTTCAGGTATTGTAAAAGTACCTGTACCTGTGTTCGTTTCAATTCCATTTATATATATTGCATTTTGACCACTTTTAAAAGCAATAGCTATTTTTAAATCTGTATTAAAAGGAGTATTAGCTCCTAACACATTTACATCAAAAGGTATACCTCCATCTATTTGAAATAAAACTCTAATTACATTTTTAGTTGATTGAGTTAAAACACGTATCAATCCACCATCAGCTCTACTTGGAGTTTCAAGCACTATTAATTCTTGATTAGTAACACCTGTTGAACCTTTTCTGTTAATATTGAAAAATATAGTTCCTTCCGATTGAGGTGCTATGTTGGATGGTAGACTAACATTAGTTTTTTCATCTGCAACCCTCGTTACAGCAGAGCCTTGTGTTGGTATGTAAGATGTTGCGTAACTGCCGACTTCTGCCTGACAACCCCATAAATATAAACCACTTGTACCATCTCCTTGATAAGCTACCGTATTTTCGTCTTTCATTAACAAAATATAGAATTGTGACTGTGCTGGAGAAGCTGTATAGGTTGCGCTGCATCTATACCAGCCATTACCAAAATCAACTACATTACCCGTTCCCGAAACAACACTACCATTGTTTAAGTCAAAAACAGTTGAACCCCAATTTGATTTTTCAACAGATATAAAACTACGTTCTGCTTTTTTAGCAAAAAAAGATATAGTTAATTCTGTATAACTTGATATAGTTGTAAATATTTGATGTTTAGAATTTGACGTGCTTTCTGTTAATTTTTTTGCGTTTAAAGTTCCATCGGGAGAAATAAAACCATTTGAAACACTTGATTCGCTTTTTGACCAACTTGCATTACTATAATCACTTGAATAAGTTGTTAAATTACTCCTCTGCGGCTCTAACAATAAAGCACCGCTAGTATTTCCTAAAAAATCAATTCTAGGTGTTCCATTTGCAGCGGTTTCTATTAACCCCGATTTGTTTACAACCGTAGCACTTGATGCTCTTGTGAAATCAAAAGGTAATGGCTTATAGTTTCCACTCTCTGAATTATAACCTAGCAAAGAATTTTCTTTAGTTGCCCAGTCTCCGTTCCCTAAATTTAAAGTATTTGCCATATTATATAATATTATAATTTAATGCGTTAGCCATTTCTATAAAAGATGTCCAAGAGGTTAATTTTATTAGTTCTGCATCTGATAGTGCTTTTGTGTAAACTTGTAAATCTTTAGTGTTTCCGTAGAAATCACTCAATCCAGCACCACTATTAAAATTTAATTGGTTTAAAGTGTTTGTTGGTAGCATATTAGCAGAAACAAATGAGCCGACTAAAAAACCATTTACATAAAATTTTAAGTCATCTTCTTTGTAAAGAGCAGCCATTTTATGAAAATTAGTTGTATCAGAAACGTTATGAGTTATTGTTTTTGTAGTCTCTCCATTAACAAATAAAGAATATTCAACCTCATTGCTTTGAGAGCGAAATCTTATATTTATTCTATTAACACCAGTACCATCGGATAAGGCAATAGACCTTACCGTCCCATCATCAGATAAAGCACTACCTTCAAAATACAATACCCCTTCCTCACTGTTTATCTCTGGTGTTGCGTTTATACAAGTTTCTTGGTTACGTGTAACTGATGTTCCCGATGTTGGGATATACGATGTTGCGTAGGATTGTTGTTCTAATTGTGCGCCCCAAATGTAAATACCGCTTGTTCCATCTCCTTGATAGGATGTTAATCTTGATGATGTTAACAAAGGTACGGGTGAAAATAAAACACCAAAATTACTTGTTACAAGTGGTGTAACTTGCAATGAAATTTTATACCAACCATTTCCAAAATCTTCTATTGAAGGATTAATTATCCCATTATTTTCAAAAGTTCCGTTTTGTAAATCAAAGTTTATATAAGGATTGCCACTTACATCACTTGTTCCAAATAAAACTTGTAAATATCTACCTTTATATTTAGCGAAAAAAGATAAAGCGTGTTCGTTTGTAGAAATGCTTAAATTTAAAAAAGTGTATTTACTGTTTAAAGTTGCATCTTCTGTAATTAGAGAGGCATTCAATGTACCATCTGGACTTACAATTTCATTATCTGTATTTATTACTCCAGTTTCATTCCATTGGCTAAAATCTTCACTATAAGTAATTAAATTTGTACTCTGCGGCTCTAGTAAAAATGCCTCTGCTCCCGTTGAGTAATCTAATCTAGGAGTGTTAGTTGCTGTTGTGTATTCTTTTACAGATACGCTGTCTATTGAGCCAGTTGAACCAGAAAGACCTAAGGGTGTTACTTGGTAGCTTGAAGATGTAACTGTTCTGAAAAAAACATTTTCCCCTACATTTAAACCATAAGCAATAACACCATTATTATCATATAATCTAAAACCCGATGATCTAGAAATAACATTTACTACAACTTTATAAGTTTTCCCCGGTGTTACGGACATAGAGGTTGAGCCAAGACCAGAACTACCACCATACCTTACATCAAGTGTAGCAATACCGCCACTAATAGACCACCCCGGGCCTTTTAACCAATCAGTATCGCTACTGAAATTTCCATTAGTAACCAACTCTGGTCCTAGCTCATTAGTACTTTGTATTAACCCTTGTGCATCTACGTATGTAGCCTCCGAGCCTCTAGCAAATGTGAAATCAGTTGCTATCGTATCAAAGTCTAAAGCAAACGTAGGATCAGTTGGTGTTGGGTATGTAAGGTCAGCGAGTTCTTGGTCGCTTAAAGCCTCTTTCCAAACTGCAACGGCTTTTGTTTTGCCGAAGAAATAGTTAGCACCACCATCTTGGTTAAAACTTAACCTATCTAAACCAATAGGCATATTCGCTGATAAAT